TTAGTCTCTTCGCTTTCTACGCCACGAATTACCCCCTGACGAACTTTAGGGGGTGGAGTAGGATTAGGGTTGTAGTTCTGGCCTTTTTCTTTTCTTTCTTTTTCTTGAGATGATTGTGCATCTCTTGGTGGTTGATACCGTGATGTCATATTACTAATACCCCTGTTTTCATAGCTTCCGCCAAACGTGTAGCCCGTGATTTTGTTTGCTCCGCCCAACGCGAATCCAACATCTCAAAAGACGCAGATAGGTAGTCGCCGATGTGGATGTTCGCCCACATGTTCTTGAATTTACGAAGTCGTGGAACTCCCATATTAAAGGCCATGTCAAGTACAATCCGAATGCGAACATCATCAAGACGGTCAATGCAAGGGTGAGCATCTAATAGTTCTTTCTCTACTATATCTATATCGTTAGACAGAAGAAAACGAGCGTTAGCTTCGGTAATGCCCTCATCGTATATCTCTGAACGAAGTTTATTCATAAAGGATAACTCACCGTCGGTTATCCCTCTATCCTGTAAGTTTCTGCCGACCCCGATTGTATCTATTCCTAAATGGTCTTGATAGACTTTTAGCTCCATACCTTCGTGAAGAATTAGCTGGTCTATTAGTGCTTTGCGATTGTAGTTCATTTCTCATGTCCTAACCAAACGGCAAAAGCACCAGTCATAGCCCCTGTAACGGTTGCAGTTAAAGCGGTTGCTTGTGATGTCATAGCTTCAGATGAAAGACCCATAAACCAGTATAACACTTCTATGTACATAAAGGTCATTACCGCCATCATACCGCGAGGCAGTAACTTCCACTTCAGCACTCGTTCCATTACAAAAGTCATGCTATTTCTTTCCAAAAAACTTAGTTGCGCTACGCATACCTAGCGACGCTGCAACAATGAGTCCAAGACTGTATTGATACCATTCCGGCATCGCTTCCAAAGCTGCAAAGCCTTGTTGAACAATGTCTCTGCCCCAATCTCCACAGAAAGCCAGAATGAGAGGAACAGAGAATAAAAGTGTAATCCATTCATCTTTCCATGAATGTTTGCTTCCTTCAGCCATAGCCAAATCCCAGTCGATTTCACCAGTAGCTTTCTTTTCCATAATTGTAGCTTCAGCTTTAGCTTTTGCAACTTTAGCTCCTGTTTCTGCTTTGGTCTTTTCTACTTTACCTTCTAGCCACGTACCTGCTATCTGGGTTATTGGTCCGATAAGTGCAGTTAGCATTTCCACCTCTTACGAGCTTGACGCAAACGGCTGTTTGGGTTTTTAGCTGCTTCAGGAAACTTCTTCATTTGACCAGCACTACGAGCGCAAAATGATTTACGACGCTTCGCATCCTTGCTTCCGGGTTTTACTTTGCCTGTTACGGCTGTCTTTAGCTTTGAACCGGGGTTTTTCTTGCGATACTCTTTAACCCCTTTAGCTGTCATACCCGCACCAGACTTGGTAGGGCGGTAGTTAGCGCTTTTGCCTGTAGTGGTCTTACGTATAGGGTTTTCTTTTTTACGCGGCATAGTCGTATTTACCTAATTCTAACTTACACTTATAATGAAATTCGTATGGCTCTTGCGCCATCTTACTTATTGCTGCAGCCATTTCAACTGCTCTAGTTTTGCACTCTTGCTGAGTTTGGTACGGACCTTGAGTGTCAATGGCCTCTGCACAAGAACCAGTTACAAGTGAACAAAATAAAACGTAAGTAGTAAACATAAATGTATATCCCGGCGGTTGATAGTCGCTTATATCACGATTTTACCGGGTTGTCAAGGGGCAAGTTGCCCTGCCCCCCGACATTTTATTTAGGCGAATGTAACTGTCTGAGCAGTTTCAACGCCACCAGTACAATCAGCAACGATTGCCCAAACACGTACAACAGCGTTAATCGCGCCAGTTGCAACGGTCAGGTCAATTGTATCTGCATCACCGTACAGGTGTGGAACTGTTGTTGCGAAGATAGCAGTTTCCTGACCTACAGCAGCTACAGTAGAAGCAGCTACGTAACGGTCAGCATCGCCACCATCACCCAGAGCCAAAGTACCAGAGTTACCTGCAGAGTCTGCAGTGATAACATTGATACCAGCACCAAGAACAGTTGTTTCGGCTGGGATGCCCAGCACTTCAAAAACGTCAGCAGCAGCGTTAGTAGTTGCAGAGAAATCTACAACTTCGCTGATGACACGTACGTTTGCACCGCCTGCAGGGAAACCAGTTGTACCTGCACCACTAATTGAGTAAGTAGCCATAATTCAAGTTCCCTTCTTACAGTGAGATAACGCCACGTACGAGAGCTTCAGGGCGAAGGACTTTACGTCCAAACACATGCAAGCCACGAACGATGTCGCTAAAGGTTTCAGTTGAACGTACAACTTCGGTCTTCGCAATGTGCGAAGCAGTTGCAGTTGAAGACATGTGACCTGCCAAGATTGGGAACTCACCAGCGCCCAAGCCTGTTACGTCTACGGTGTCTGCGCCAGCAGCGTTCATAGCTGTTGACTTGTAGCAGTTAAACCCTGCGATATTGCCCTGCATTACAAGGCCGTTACGCAGAGGTGAAGTACCGTCGCCAGTTACCTGAACTTCGGCAAACTTTGCACCTGCGCCGAACAGAGTCTCGTAGAAAGCAGGAGCAGCCACGAACCAGCGATTTTCTTCTGGTACGGACTGGTCGTCCAATGCACGAGCCATCTTCAGCATAATGTTAACGAGGTTATCACCTGTCTGACCTGACAAAGGTGTACCCAAAGTACCCAGACCAGAAACGGTGGCAGTAGCTGCACCAGTTTCAGATGAGATACCTGCGCCGTCAAACATTGCGGTCAGGATGTTGCCATCGTACTTGCGCTTCAGAGAGTATGCACCTGAAGAAGTTGCCAGTGCCTCAAAGTTAACATGAGACTGACGCTCTTCGATGTCATCAATCTTGAATGCGAAAGCGTTAGCTTGGTCAACAACCATAGTTGTCTGGTCGTCAGCCAAGTCTTGTGGGTTAACTGTTGAACCGCGAGAGTAAGAAGAAACCGTAATTGTCGGTTCTTTAATGATTCGCACGGTGTCGCCGTAGTTCTCAATTTCGCCAGCGTAATCGGTATTCGTAATATCTTCTGCAACCGAAGCACGACGGAAGAATTTAAGAACTTTTTGGCTAAAGATTTCTGGGGTAAAGTTCCCAGAAGGTAGGTTATTGTAACCTGCTGCTCTATTAAAAGCCATTAGTCATTCCTTCCTTATGAGGATTAGTTGTTGTAGTCTATTCGGCCTTCAGCACGGGCTTCGTCAAGTTCCTTTTCAAACTTTTCAAATTCCCATGATTTCATCTTGCCGATTTCAGAAGCCTTCCAAATGCGGCCACTTTTATCATTGGTGGAGATTTCTTTAGCTGCAGGGCGTGAAACGCTAGCAGCCGCGTCTGTCTCCTTTGTAGCCTTAGTAGAAGGCTTTTTCTTGCCGATACCAGTATCGACTTTGTAAAGGTCCACCACTCTTGCCGCTAGTTTGGCATCCGTATTGTTCTTATAGATACCGTCGCTAAGTGACTGTGGTTGTGCATCCAGCCAGTTAATAAACTCGTTTGAGCTTTTTAACTCATCAAAATCTGGGTGTAGTCTTAGAAGCTCTTCGTACGCTTTTTGCTTCTCTAAGTCCTTTTCCCGTTTCTTGATTACGTCCATTTCTTCACGAAGCTTAGAAAGCTGTGATTCAGCCTGTATGCTTGATACAGTTTCTACAACCTCAAAAACGTCAGGATATCTTTCCTTAAATTCCTTTAACTCTTCAAGAGTCTTAGGGGGAGTGACACCTCTAGGCATTTCGTACGCCCGTTCTTTTAAGTTTTTTAGCTGAACTGAAAGCTGCTCACGCTCTGACTTGAACTCTGCTATCTTTTCGTCGTAGTGCCTTTTCAGGTCATCATAACGCTTTTTATAGTCGTGTCCTTCGTCATTTGCTGCTTCTTGTTTCTGCGGAACGAAGCTGTCACCAACTTCTTGCTGAGTAGCTGCTTCTTGTGCAGGGTCAGCTTGTAACTCTTCTGTTTCTTCTTCATCAGTTTCCTGATATACTTCATCACGGTATTCGCCGCGATACAAGCTGGAGTCATTAGTTACCCCAAAAGAGTCGTTTGGTTTATTAGCACGATGGCCTTTTACCTTTTTTGCCATTTTATTTACCTCAAAATTGCGGGGCTACTTGGCGAGTAGGTAGCCGCTTCGGTTATGTCAGGGCCGCATACGCGGGTAGCTGACGATTATTATGGATACTCACGAGAAGTTCTAGGATAATAGAACTCGTGTTCTCCAATCTCTGTGCCATACTCAAGCTTATCTGAATCGCGCATCCACTGATTTTTCGCGTCAGAGCGAGTATAGAATAGGGCGTTGTCGGGAAGTAGGGTCGAACCCTCTGTCTCTTCGTTCAAGGCGTTCTGTGCGGCTGCAAGGCTCTTTCTAAAGCCAATGTCTGCCTTACCGTCCCGTAACTCTTTTAGACGAGGATATATCTTACTTGGTTCA